ACACCACAGAGTTTCCGATACTCCTCAAACGATTGACACGCACCGTTGGCCAAATCATCGGCGTAGTTGTTCAAATCGTCGCGGATCTTTTCGCGCAATACGCGCACAAATTCAGTAATCATTTTTTAGCCTCTGGTTTGTTTTGAGTAGCTTTATGCTGGCGCTCCGACTGCCGTTCTTGCATAGCAATCTGTGCCTTGTTCTTGGCAATGTCTGCGCCAATGCGCAGCCCTTCAATCTCATGCTGGGCTTCTTGTTTGGCTTTGCTCTCTTGAATCTGCGCGCCTATCTTCATGCCCGCAAGCTCTTTGTCGCTTGCCATTTTTGCTTTATCCAACTCAAGGCGCGCCTGATCTAGCTGGTTACGCTGAGCTTGTGTTGCGGCTTGTGCTTGTGTTGATTGCGCTTGCGCCTGCATCTGCTGCATCTTTAGCTGCATGTCCTGCTGTTTTAGCTGCGCGTCAAGCTGCGCTTTTTGCGACTCGATTTGCAACCTAGTCTGCGATTCCTGTTGACGCATCTGCAACTCTTGCTGCTTCAACTGCAATTCTTGCTGCTGCATCTGAATCAGCGGATCTTGTTGTTGCTGTTGCGCTTGCTGCTGCGCGGCTTCGCCTTGGTTCTTTTGGAGCACTTGGTTGGCTGCTTGGGCCAGCAAATTAGATAGCGCGTACTCTGCTTCTGCCGGAAGATCGCTGTCGTATTTGGGCAACGCCGCGCCCATCTGCTGCTCTATCTGTTCCCGATACGCAAACCCAATATGCTCGGCGATATGTGCCGCTAGCGCCGCCTGCATCTTTGGTGCGTTAGGGCTTTGACCCACCAACTCCATAATCGACGGGTCTTTGGTCATCGACATATGCACCTGAATATGCGACTTGTGGTCTTGGTGCATAAACGCCTTGACCGGCTCCATCTTCAACATGTTCATGTTCTCCGTTACCGGATCACGCGGCTTCATGTCTTCTGGCAGCGGCACAAGTTTGTCTGCGTGTTTGATCCCCAAGACCTCCAGCATGCGGCGATGAAGCTGCGGCATGTCGTAAATGTCCGGCGCTTGTTGCGCCATCTGCATGACGGCTTGATACTGCACAACCCGCTGGCTCATTGTGGCCGCGTTCGGATCACTAACCGGAATGATCTCTACGTGGTTGTAGTCAGCTTTCTTGGCTTTACGCGGTCCCTCTTCAGGGTCGTAGTCGTACTGCGGCTCTGTCTCATCTCTGATGATGTCCGCCAATAAGCGCAATTCTTGCTTGAAGCTGTAGTGCAGACGCGCCTGCACCGCGGTCATTACTTTTAACTGGCGCTCCAATAGGGCGAGCGTAGTCCCAACCGGCGTTTGAGCCGACATGTCACTAATCTGCATGTCCGCAGTAGCCGCAAACCGCCGTCCCTCTTCCACAATAGTGGAGAGCAATTGATAAAGGACATTGGATGGTTCTTTGTACGGCAGCGGTAGGATGTTGTCGCGCAACGCCCCAGACCCGATATCAACATCTCGCCACTCCCCCGGCGCAATCGGCGTGTCGTCGCCTTTAATTCTCAACCCACGGGATTTCAAACCGCCCGGTAGATTGGAAAGAGTCCCAGCGTCCACAAGCTGGCGCATGATACTGGTAGCAGATTTAGCAAACCCGCCAATCAGATGGAATAAACCAAACCCATACGCACCAAAGCCGGGGATGTAATCATACTTAACGAAGTGTTGGCGCTTGCGGCAAAACTCGTCGTCTTCTTTCCAATTGCGCCGCACAGCCAACACATCGTTGGTGCCTTTAATGATAGTTATGACATATGGGCGCGCAATCCCCGTTTCTTCCCCGTCATCGTCCTTGTCCTCAAACCCGGCAATATCCAAGTCCGCATGGACTTCATAAATAATATAGCGCTCGTCATTGAGATCACTAAAACCTGTTTCCCGGTCTTTGGCTTTTTGAATATCCGTCTGCTCGCGGCTTGGATCTGGCAGATCTATGTCACGATAGAACCCGGCTTGTTGCAAACGAACAATCTCTTGCTCCGTTTTGCGCATAACGTGCGTAACCCGATAGCACGTATCCATATCCGTCGCACCATACGGCAGAATAATGTCCTCTGCCGGTACAAACATGGATACTTGCCGGTCCAATGACGGATCAAAATAAACTTTCTTGAATGCCGAACCGGTCGCTGGTAAACTCCACAGCATGCGTTCATGCTCGGGCCTAAACTCGCGCATAACTTCCGTAAGCTCGTAGTTCATGTCGTCTTCGACACGCCTAGCGGCATCTTTCTTTGCCGGCGTTTCCTTACCAAGAATTTTGGTGCGCACCGGACCCTGCGCAGGAAACGCTTCCGTGATAGCTTCGGACTGGAACCGCACAACGGCTTCCGTAATCATGGGATGGAACACGCCACAAGCGCCGTTCCACGGCTCCGTGCGCTCCTCGTACTGCAAGCCCAGCAGTTTTAGCCCTTCTTTGTATGATTTCTCCCAGTCTTTGCGCGACTGCCGGTCGTTCTCAATAGCTTCGGCTAAATCGCCAGCCATCATACCCATATCTTCGGCGTCAATATCGTCCGCAAGATTGGCATGGAATTTGCTGGTGTCTTTTTCTGGCGTGATGCTAATGTCAAGGTCGCCCGCCCGGATGTTGACCGCTTCGGGGTCAATAATCTCAATCTCAAGCGGCTCTTCCTGTTCCGCCAAAGTATCAATCCCCTGCGGCGCACGATAAAGTGACTTATCTATATTAGTAGCCATTGTGTACCTTAATAGTACGCCGCCATTCGGCGGCGAAAGAATGACGGTTCGTCTTTTTCGTCTGAGTCCAGCGCAATAAATCCGCCTTGACGGTATCGTAACAGGGCTTGAGTTGTCGTATCCACGTAATCGTCATGTTCCCCAACGGGAAATGCCGCAACTTCTTCAATGACTTCGCGTGCCCAGCGCGTATCCGGTGCCCAGACTTTTCCTGAATGAAATAAATCACTTACCGCGTTCATCCGAACCATCTTGTCATTGCCGCGACTAGGCGAAAATTCCTGAACGGGAATCCCCATATTGCGCAGTTCTTGGATAAGCGGTCCGCCCGCTGCCTTTTTCTCCACAATGAAGGCATCTGGGTCCCACTCCTTCCAATGTTTGAACGCCGCTATCTTTAAATCAGGAAACGCCATGCGCTCCTTGAACGCATCCAGCAAAATTACCTGCGGCGAGTTATTTTCTTCTTCGTTATAGAACACGCCCCACGTAGTACAAGCGGAATAGTCCGAATTATTCTTTGTCTCAAACGCCGTATCCCATGACTGGATGATGTACTCGCAGGTAGGAGGGTCATCGTCCGGCCAAATGCGCCAATGCTTGCGTGAGACAACCGCTGAAGTGTCGGCTGTGGGCTGCTGCATGTACTGCGCATTCCAGAACCGGGGGTCCATGTTGGCTTTCTTGCTTTTTAACTGGTCAAGCGGCCATTGCTCTGGCCAAAGCGACTTTTCTGTATCGCTGTCTTCGTTCAGAATGGCCGGAAGCTCGACAATCTCCCACTGATCGGCGTTTGGATTCTTGGTTTGGTAGTCGATCAAGCGCCCAGTCAGGTCAATCAGAGACCAGCGTGTCATAATTACTATGATCGCGCCCCCCGGCATCAACCGTTGAAGCGGTCCCTGCTGAAACCAGTTCCACGCAGTATCAAAAGCCAGCCTAGAGTTAGCGCGTACGTCCTGCTCCGAGTGCGGATCGTCAATTACAAACAAGTCAGCGCCTCGCCCCGCTAGCGCGCCCCCTACGCCTGCGGCGTAGTACTGGCCCCCCGCAGTAGTTGACCACTTGCCCGCGGCCTTCTGGTCTTCCGCTACGCCCGTCTGGGGGAAAATCTCGGCGTACTCCTCGGAAGAGATCAAATTTCGAATGCGCCGCCCAAAGTCTTCCGACAAACCCGCAGTGTGCGTACCCATGATGATCTTCTTCTCGGGGTACTTGCCCAAAAAGTAAGCGGGGAACAGGTAGGACGAGAACTCTGACTTACCCATACGCGGCGCGATATTGATGATCACCCGCTTTTTGTCACCGGCAAGAACTGCCTCAAAGATTTTGGC